TTGTTCTCGTACTGCAAGAGTATGCGGGCTACGTCCCTTGCTTGCGACAGCATAGCAGGGTTAGCAAGGGTCAGTGCCGGATTTCTGAGATACTTTTCGAGGAAGGCCGCATACTGCGTTTCGAGTGACCCTCTTGCGGCTGTCACTTGCTTATCTTCAGTGAGATAGTCTGCTTCCGCAATCGCCTTGATGTTTTCCCACGCTGAACTACCTCCTACGAGAAGGAACATAGCCCTCGTCTGTTTGAAGATAGAAGGCAGTTCCTTTAGCACATCCGATCTTCCCACGCCTGGGATCGCATATATCCTCTGGTAAAATATCTTTCCGAGGTTCTCGTCCCATTTACCCGGCTCGCCTGTCGGGATAGGTCCCCCCAGATCAATCTTTCCTGTAACGGGGCGCTGCGAGGGGTCGCCTCCTGTTCTCTCCAGTATGTCCTGCTGTTGTATCGTATTTAGCAGGAAGTTCCGCTCTGGGTGAGGAGTCGCCTCCTTTGGGACTGGATATCCTTGGGCTGACCCGCCGAGAACAGTATGTATTGCCGGATCATAGCCCCCTGGGCCAGGGGTCATCTGTTGTTCTTGCGTCTGTTCGAGAGACATCGGGTCGAGTCCAAGTCCCATAGATTCTTCAATCTGCTGCCTGAACTCATCGGGATCTCCGCCGACACCAAGCACACTGCCTTCCCATCCCGGCAGGTTCATCCATACCTGCAATGTATCGGGTGTCTGACCCTGTAATTCAGCAAGTATCTCGTTGGGTGAGGCGGAATAGTTGTCAGCCTCGTCTGGCTCAAACAACTTATTGAGCTTTACAGCCGCTGCTATTTGAGGATTCTGTGCAGTCATCTTTTCTAGCTGACCTTCTCCAAACCCTGTTATAATATCGCCGACGCCTTCAGTGATACCTGTGCCGATGTCCTGGTATCCACCTGCGAGTAACTGCTGTCCTTCTGCTTGTGCCTCAAATCCTGTCGTGAATATATCGGCCATGTTGCCCGCAACGCCTTTCACTGTGTCGAACAACCCGCCTTTGTCTGGACCCTGCTCAGGCGGTTCGCCCGTGCCTGCATAGACAGGAGCGGCTGTTAAATCAAAGAGTCCCGTGACCGCATCTGCCATCTGGTCGCCGGCGGCGGAGAAGATTGGACCTTCCTGCCCCATCATTCCTTCGGTCACAGCCTTGTTGCCTATGGCTCCCATCATATCGTCTATCGCGCTGCCTGCCGTATCGAGCAGGTTGTCGGCCACGCTGAAGAACGTGTCCCACACATCGTTGTCATAGTAGTCATCGCCCTCCATGTCGTCTGACAATGCGCCCAGTGCCAGTATGCCGGGATACTCTTGTATGACCGAATCCACGACCTCCGGCACCAGTGACGGACCGTATGGTGTCATCATAGCATCGGGCTTGTCCATCTGGTAGATGGCCTTCTCCACGAGGAACTCGTCATCAGGTAGTTCCGCGAAATACTCGTCTGAGAACTCGTCCTCGACGAGCGTGTCGTAAAAGTTCGTAGCGGCCTCATCGAAGTCGCTGTCGTTCTCGACCATATCGTAGTAGACGGAAGCGGGTGCTCCCTTCCACCAGTTACCTGCTATGTTCAGTATGTTGTTGATATTAAATGCCATCTACGGTCCTCCCTGAGCGCCCGGTCTTGGGGTGCCTGGTGGCACCGCCGGACCCTGTGGTGGTGTCGGCATTGGTGGTGGGACGCCCATCATGGCCTCCGGCATAACCGCCGGATTCATAGTAGGTGGCCCCCCGGGAGGGGGTCCCGACGGGAGGGGACCTATCGGGCCTGCCCCAGGAGGGCCAAGGGGGCCTGGCAGAGCGGCAGGGGGAGGTGGTGGCCCTGCGGCCAGAGCCTCGGCATCTTGTCGTTTCTTCATCAGGACGCTCATCAGTTCGCTGACATAGAACTGCACCAGGTCGTCCCTTCCCTGCCGTTCTGAGGCGAGGAGGAGACTCCAGAGGGCTGCTTCCGGCAGCATCCTCTCGGCGAGTTGCTCCTTGATAGAGTCGTCCATCTGGTCTGCGTCCTGTATAGCGAGGATACGGTCACGTATCGCCCTGTCAGACAGTAACGGTGTCGGTCCCTCTCGTGCGATCTGAGCCATCGAGAACCGTGTCATATCGTCCTGTGGCAGTTGTCCCACGAGGTTGACGACGGGAGATCCCGTGTTCTTCAGTATATCCGGGCTTATCTCCTCGGTGAAGTAGACACGGTTCCTGTCCATGCCTGACACCTCCATCGACTTGAACGAGCCTTCGGCGTACTGGTCTGCTATCAGGTTGAAGATCATCTGGTACGCCTTCTCCGTTGCCCGGAGATACTTGTTGATGACCGTTTCCACGCCCTGTCTGAGCGTATTGATAGCGAACCCTGATAACTGGAACGGCAGTTCTCCGTAGACGGAGTGCGGTATCGAGCCGCGCTGCATCTCTCCTGATACGAGGCTCATAAAAGCCCCTGTCTCTTTCGCCATCTCCAGCAATCCGAGCGGTTCGACGTTCTCGTTCTGGGCGAGGGATATCTCGGAACCCTCTAAGTAGGGGTCTTCGTCGAGTGACTTCATCCCGTCACGGGAACGGACGATGAGTCCCTGCCGTCGTGACCGTGCGGTCAGTTCGAGCAACGTACTCATCATCAGGTTGTGTTTCGGATAGAGGTCGCGTGTGGCACGGAACACCGATTCGCCGACATCGGAGATGGTGTCGTCCATATTGGACTGTGAGAGTGCCACGATGTAGGGGTTCGCCCCGACAGGCCCCAAGAATGCCGGTACCTGGTCGGCACCGTGTCTCGTCTGTTTCTTTATCACTCTCGTGAGCGGTGTCGTCGAGGAGCCGTTGTTGATGAGGATCGTGTTCATCTCTTTGTCATAGAAGTCATAGACGTCTATGCCGTCCACCTTGTGCGGTGTGTCCCAGTCAACCCTGACGTTGTACTGGGAGAATATCTGATCCTTGGTCTTGGGAACCCTGTAGCACACCCATTCGAGGCCATCGGGTCCCATTCCCCAGTACGTATGGAGCGGATCCCAGGGTGTTATGTCCACGTAGGTCGTGCCGTCCTCACGTTTGGCGAGGAGCGCCCGTCCTGCGTACCACCCACGTATCACTGCGTACCATCCTATCTGGTCGCGCAGGGTGGGGAGCATCAGGCGGCAGAGCCGTTCATCGGCTGCTGCCAGTATACCGATGAGGAACCGTTCTTTTCGGTCGTTCTTCTCACGGAGTTCCGCATCCGCCCCGTCGTGGGGGATACGGACGGTCATCTCAGCGCCGGACACCCAGCCGATGACCTTTTCCGCATAGGTCTGCGGGTCATTGGACGTATAGGACTGGTAGCCCTCACCCGCGTCGTATGGTTCGAGCCGATACAGGGCGTGGTCGTCCTGCATCCTCTGCCTGAGCGGTTCGGTAGCGTCGTAATGGGCGTCTACCAGTGCTACGATATCCTCTGGTTTTCTTCGTGCCATCTACACCCACCTTTTCACATGGATACGTTCCCGTCCTTCGACGTAGCCGTACCCGAATCTGTCTATGAGGCCGTAGATTATGGCTTTTACGCCATGATTATACTTGTCTTCAGGGATTTCGCCAACTATGTTCCCTTCCCTGTCTGTTTTCCACCTGTACGCCTTGGTCTGCCCGTCGAATGGATTGGGTGCCGAGCCGAACTCCGAGAGGATGCCGTGGCACTTCGGGCTGAAGACGATACGTGGGGCGTGGGTCTTGGGGTCTATCTTGAGCCACCCCTTGAGCCTCTCCGTCCCCTCGTTGATCCTGATCTTCTGGGACGAGAGGTAGAGCCCTGTTCTGTCGAGCCAGACCTCTGCGGGGGCTGCCATTGCCTGGTGCTGGTTCCCTGCGATGTCAATGACTCCGAACTTTGCGTCGGGCCACCACTCTCGTGACTGGGCGACGTCGATGATGTCGTCGGTGACGAGTTGTTGTTCGTAGATCTCGTCGATGACTCTGATCTGTTCTCCGATGACCTGGACGACCTCCACGGCATACGCTCCAGCATAGCCCGGATCCATCCAGATATGGACTGGTTCACCTGGTTCATATTCAACCTCACTTATGTGTGCGTCAGGACGGAACTCAGGGAACACGAGTCCTTTGGGGGGCGAGGGTTTCCCCTCGATGCGTTCCATGAAGAAGTCGTCGCTCGACGCCTCTTTGAGTCTCTGTATCTCCGGGTCGTATTCCCCACCCGGATACAGGTGTATATTCGTATAACTCGGCAGGGAGAACGCCCGTGCATCCTTCTCCGCACCTGAAGCCCATGCCGTGAACATCTGGGGGTACCAACCTAGCGACCCCTCGAATGTTCCTGCGAGGAAGAGCCATCCCCGTTTCGGGGCGCATCTGCCCCTCAATCTGAAGAATGTTTCGATATCGAGCTGGGAGGCTTCGCATCCGAGGATCCCGTTGGGTGCCCGCATTGCGAGTGTTCGTGGGTCTTTTGCGCTCTTCGTTTCAATCCGTGTGCCATCAGCAAGAGTGAGATGACCGGGATCGACTCGCTTCGATGCTTCTTTGAGGATTCCGAGCATGGAGAAGTCCTGCAAGAGGTACTCGAACTCTGCTCTAGTCCTCTCATAATCCGCCGCAACGAGCCAGTATAATCCTCGCTCTTCTGTCTCCGCAAAGCGTCCGAGGAGATATTTCGATGCGATGAGGGATTTCCCTGCCTGTTCACCGCCTGCGACGAGGTTGAACCTGTAGGGCGAGTTGAGAATAACCTTCTGCTCGTCCGTAGGAGTGAAACCAACCTTCTGAAAAAGGTAGTCACGTAAATCAGGCCCTTTCGTCGCGGTGGTCACTACTCGCCTTCGCCTTCTCCCTCTTCCTCGTCACCGCCGGTCTGTTCCCCGGTCTGTTCCTCTTCACAGGCGCATTCCTCTTCACACTCACACCGTTCTTTCTCTGTCGTCATCTCTTCCTCCCTGTCTTACCTGATTTTGACATAGCGATAGCGACCGCCTGCTTCTGCGGGCGGCCTTCCTTCTTCAGTGTCCGTATATTACTGCTGATCGCCTTCCGGCTCTTTCCCTTTTTCAGAGGCATCGCTTCGTCGCTCCAGTATCTCGGATAACGTCCTCTCGACCGTCACGGGGAGTTTCTCCTCTTCCACATCGCCACGACCCTTGCCAACCTCTTTCGCCGCCTTGCGCCACTCGATGATGAGTTCCTTCGCGGAATCCTCGCTCATAGCGAACTGCGGGCGGTACTTCTGGGGCATATTAGCATTCAACAAACCAATGAGCAAGATGTCACTGCCACGGTTCTTGTCAGGATTCCTCACCCGGTCGAGGGCCAGCCCCTCCAGGGACTCGGCAAACGACTGCCGCATCAAATCAAAACGCTTCGCGAACTCAGGATCCTTGTGCCAGTTCCCATAACTCAACCTCGATATGCCGGCTATCTCACAAGCCTTCCGTATCGTCCCCCATTCCTCATACGCGGCAAGGAAGACCTCCTTCCGCTTCACAGCGTCCAGGCTCCTCTGGGTGTTACTCCTCCCAGAAACAAGAGACTCCTTCTCTTCTCTCTCTTCCATCTCAAAACCCCCTTCCCCTAACAACCCTATCCCCTTATGAGTATTACTTAGTAATATTACTACTCCCCCCCCTTAAGGGGGGGAAGGAAGTAGTAATATTACTAGTAATATTACTCGATATTACTAGTAATACTATATCTAAATCACTGGTTTTTAAGGTTTTTTCGGGTATTACTAATGGTATTACTACCATATTACTCCTATCTGTCAATACTAGGACCCCTTTAGAGAGAAAAATTCTGTCAAGGGTATCACAATAACCAACCATAAAACGACAAGACATACCCCCCCTAAGCAACCGATCACAGACAACCGTAACCACCCTCACAGACCACTACCGACCACTAACCACCGACCAACCAACCACCAACTACCACGTACACAATGCCATCTACTCTCCACCATCTACAGACCAACTATCCACTACTCACTATTCTCTCCCTTCTCATACTACTCACCCTTCTTCTCATCGGACTTCTTGATTGTTGTCGATGACTGGCATACGTCCCTACCGCCCCAACCAACTCCTGCCGTCATCGAGCGGGGCGGGGCTTGGGCGGCGGGGGTTTTTTGATTAATTTGAGAAACTTCTGTAATTCGTTTATACATTGTTTGTGCTTTGTTTGTGTTTTGTTCAACGTTTCAAGCTTCAAATTATAGGCAAAACAAGCCCTTCTGATAGCTTCACCTATACCAAACTACTAGCAAGGTGGTTATCGATGCTGTACGTGTCTTACAGTGCGTTGTAGGTACATTGTAGGGTTTTTCTTGGATAGTTAACAAAGGTATTAATCTATCCAACTACATCCATTAATCAATCACTAGCAATC